ACACCTACAACACCATACTTTTCTGCGATATCTAATTTTAAGAAAAAGTCACCATATTTGTTCATACTACGAATCCATGGCCAGAGATTAAACTCAATATTGATTACATCATAAAATAAGTTATGTAAAACTTCACGAACTTGTTCATTATCAGAACGGATATCAAGAATGTCACCATTTTCATTCTTCATTGTAGACTCATCAGAGTAGATATCAAGTGCTGATGCTAAGATTGGGTCTAAATCCATTGCTTCGTAATCAGAAAATAGTTCAAGTCTACCTGCGTTGTAGACTGGATTCTGTCTATAACCACCTACATTGTTTGGCATATGCATGCCAGAATATCGTGCTGCTAAGTAGTTGGTTGCTAAGTTTCCACTTGATTGTATTCTATCCGTATCTGCTATTTTCAAACGATTACCACCAACATTTCTAACGATTATGTTGGATGAAAATAGTCTACGAAGACGACCAAATAGTGTTGTGTCTGCCATAAATTTCCTCTTAAGGTTAACCTAAAATCTTGTATATATAAATAGTTAGATACATCACAAAGAACTCATTTAATTCTTATCCAGTAACCATTCAATTGATTCATCCTCTGTACCAACTTTCATCTGCCAAGGATTTCTTTGACCAAATTGATTGTTTTGACTAAACCCTTGACCAAAACTTGAGTTACTTCCAATACCACCAAGTGCTAACTTAGTCATTTCCATACCCTCTTGTCTTAATCTAAGTGCTGTATCTCTTACCCACATACCGATACAAAATGCCATTGTGAGGTCATCATTGTATCCGTTTGCTGCTTCTGCTCTTGAACCATTCCAAATGAAAACGAATAGTTCATCTAATAATCTTTGTGAATGTATAATAGGTGCTTTCTCTCTGAAATAACTTTCCAGTTTTGATATAATCATTGGTCTTGTTTTTGCAGTTGTTGAAAAACCTGGAACCATTTTATCTTTTCCTTTTAAATCAAACCCTTGAGATAACTGCACTTGTGGGTCTACAATCGTTAAATCTTTTGCTGAATAATATAAATTCTTATACATTCTATCTACTGCTGGTTGTATCGCTGCCCAACCGACATTTGCATTCTCAATAACCAGTAATGCGTCATTGTATTCTGTTGCCACATTTACTAACATATTACCATAATCTTTAGTACCAACCATTCCTCTATACTCTGCTACTTGTTCCATAGACTCTACATCAATAACATGGAATGCAGAAAAGTCTTTTCCGTCTCCTCTCGCAACATCAGCACATACCATATAATCTCTTGTGTAATCTGGATATCCCCAAACCCAAAAGTTTCCATCAAATCCTTTTTTCTCTATTGGTTCTTTTAAGTGAGTTTGTTCATACCATTGTATTATTGTACCATCAACAACCGTATTACCAGAAGTTATAAAGTCACAATCACATTCTTGAGCTGCGTGTTTAGGGCCCAGTAGTTGGTCTTGTTCATCTCTCCAATCTTGGTTTCTTTCTGGATGTAAATCCCAGTGTAATTTTATTGGATTAAATTCGTTGGTTCCTTCCATAGCACCAACCCAAGTCTTGTGATAAAAGTTCCCAACACCATTAGGTGTAGAAAGGACTATTGCACTTCCACCAGTTGATAGTGTAGATTGTGCTGATGCCCATATTGAATCAACATCCTTAATAAATGCTGCCTCATCAAGTATTAAAAGAGATAGTGCTTCTGAACGACCTGCGTCTCCACTACTACTTACTGCTTTTATCTGTGAACCATTAGAAAATTTTAAAGATAATCTATTATCTTCAAGACACTTTCCTTTCAACCAACTCGGTAAGTTATCATGCATAACTCTTACTTTAGTAACAAGGTTTTTTGCAGTATCTTGTTTTGTTGCGATAACAAGTATATTTCTATCTTGTTGAAATATCATCATCCATAATGAATATCCAGCAGTTAATGTTGATATACCCATCTGTCTTGCTTTTAGAATAACATTATATCTGTTCTCTTTAAGTTCCATTATTGATTTTTTCTGAAACTCATACAAATGAAATGGTACTTTACCTCGTATCGGATGTTGTATCTGACAATACTTCATTAAGAAATGTATAGGGTCAACTGCACATTTCTTATATTCTTTTTGTATTAATTGTTTTAGTTTATTGTCCATCACTTAACTCTTCCCAAGTAATTTCATCACTTAGGTATTTATCAATATTTACAATTTCTTTACTAAGAGTCTCAACAATTTCTGAAGAATCTGTCATTCCCCATCTTTCTAAATCACCACTATCTTGTGCGATATCTTGGTCTTTAGAAACCATCTTAATATATCCCTCTAATTCTGCTTTCAAATCTTTTACATAAGAACGCCTATAGAGTTCATCTTGTTCTCTTTGATACTCATCCCAAGTACCATCAATTTTCATTTTGGTTTCTTTTTTAGACCAACACTCTAAACACATTTTATGTCTTGTCCAGTATTTATCGTCTGCTCTTTTTTTCATGATACCATCGCATTGTGGACAAAACCAAGGCATTCTTACTTCTTGCATTACTTTTGTCAAGGGTGACTCAATGGTTTTACCATCTTTACTTTCTATCTTTTTATCGCTCTGGTAACCTACCATTACCCTTTTCTCTGGAGTTTCACCTCTCAGTATTGACTGTAAAGCCTTTTCTTCATGTTTTGTTGACATAACCTTATTCCTCGTGATATAAACTATATTCTTGTTTTCTTTTTTTCCAAGCCATTTTAAGTGCCGTTCTGTGTTCTTCAGACTTTGGTTTACCTCTCAAAGAGTTGGAAATTTTTTCTCTCGTTTTTTGAGTTACTACTCTTCCTTTTCTTGATGTTACATTCTTCTTTCTAAACTCAGAATCTTGCCACTTTTTTTTCATCGCCTTTGATGTAGCCTCGGAAATCTTTTTTCTTGTTTCCATTGAATGTGGCATTATTTTCTCCTATCTTGTATATCTAAATAGTCCCATAATTTGGTTAATAGGTGCAAAAGTTCCAGTAAATTTGTATAAATTGTTTTTAAATACAAATGTTATTCCCTCACTTGGAACAATAGCATCAAATCCACCGATACTATTTAATCTATCAAGTTGTGTTTTTAACTTATTTATTACATTGACATCGTCTGATGCGTTTATTTTCTTTATCAAACTATTCAAATCTTTTATCATAATTCTTGTTGACTTTGATGGATTTGCAGATAAAAAGTTCGTCATGTTTTTCATAATCTCTGCACCCAATTCAAGAAATAATCTCTCAAATGGTTCCATATTCTTTTTGTACAATTTAGTATGGTCTTGTTTATCAGTAGACAATACCCAATCTAAAAACTTAGGATGGTCTTTCAATTCTTTTTTCATCTGTGGTATCTTGTAACTCTTATCAAAAAATGCCCATCTCTGTACTAACTTTACCATAATATCATTTGTTATATGTGGAAAGTCTGAAGAGTTTGCTCCATTCAGAATATATTCCATCCACCATTGTTGGTGATATAAAGACACTTCATCACTTTCTTTCAAACCAAATTCATTCTTCAATTTATTTACTTTACCAAAATAGTATCCCTTTCTCTTTGAATAATCTGCTACCTTTGGTAGTTTAGTTACTGGTATATCAGAGATAGTATATGTCTTTTGTACACTTTGGTTTATTTGTTTTATCATTCCAGAAAGTTTTGTTGCTGCACTTCTGTCGTCTCCGATAACATCTCCCTTATCGTTATATTCTTTTACACCATGAAAGTATAACATAGATAATCCGTATGGTATTACATTTACAGTCTTCGGATACATCACTTCAAGTGACATAAACTTAGTACCTTGTCCAAATATTTTATCTCTTTGTTTCTTATTTAGTTTACCAATTGCTTTTCCTAAATCTTTCATAGCAAAAAAGAATGCGTCTTCTATGTCACCTCTACCTGCGAACATATCTTTTATTCCAGATGCAGTTAAACTATTTTTTCCTGCATTCTTTATATGTCCTTTGTTTCTTGCTGCCCTAAGTTTACCATCTTTCCATGTGACCATTATATTTTGACCATCAGTTTTTTCTCTTACATATTCAAGTTTACCTTGTAATGCTAAATCTACTAATTGTTTCATGTCTCCGAATGTCATGTTCTTATCATCAAACGGATGTGAAAGGTGTCCATAGGCTCCACCCATAAGTAATAACTCCTTGTGTTTATTATTGTTTGGTAAGTAAGGTAATAAATCTTTTACTATATCATATTTTTCTAATACTTTTTTAGAATCATGTTCTGGTTCTACATTTGTTTTAGATTCGTCTTCTTCTTTTTTATTAAATGCTAACAACTCATATCCCGCTTGTGTCGCCACATTTGATATATGTTTCTTCCAAGTAGCATATGCTTGTGTTCCTTTATAGTCTGCTCTGTTGATAGGAGACAAAGCACCTGCTTTACCTGCTGGAAAGAAACTAACTGCGTCAACATATATAGGATGGTCATAAAAATCTTCTCTTCCTAAAACAAAGTCTACCAACTGATACCCAATTTTTTCTGCTCTTCTTTTTGCAGATGCCATAAATGTATTATGACTTGGATACATAAAAGTAGGCCCGTCATCTGTTGCTGTAAGATTGTAACTTGACTCATTCATAAATGCATCAATTAACTTATCGTTCAATATTCTTTTCTCTCCATCTGTCTTGTCCATCTTTTGTGGAAAGAAACTCAACTTTCTTTCAAACTTTTTCTTTAGAATCATATCAATTCTTTTGTCATACTTTCCAAAAAGAGTTTTAAACATATTCTGTCTTGTCTTATCATCCAACTCTTGACCTAAAAGTTTTCTTACTATTGTTCCAGAAATTAGTTTACCACCAATCTTTAATTGTAATGGAGATGCTATAATAACATATCCTTGGTTCTCATATGTATCAAAATCTTTTGTACCTTTAAAACTCTGAAAATACTTACCACCCATTAGTCTACTACTATCTTTTTCTCCTACTGCTACAACTAATACCGTAGAATCTGGGTCGTATTTATTTAGAATCTCTGAGGGTGCATATGGATTCTTTACTTGAACTATCTGAGATGATGGTATCCCAAACATAGTTGTCATGATAACTTTCTTTTCTTTGAATCCTAATGGTGACCTACCTGCTTCAGTTTTGTTTGATGTTGCTATAAATACATTCTTCTTACCAAACTTACTAACAAGTTGAGAATATGAATGATGATGACCTTTATGAAATGGTTGAAATCTTCCAGGATATACAACCACAACATTATTCTTTGTTAATTTTAATTCATCAAGTTTATTGAACGCTAATAGTTGGGTGTTCTTAGTCTCGTTTCTAAGAATATCTTTAACTAAACTTTCTGTTAATGTATTCAAACTCATTTTGGTTGTAAACCCCCAATCTATCTATGTAAATATACGACATTTTGCCTATATATGTCAAGTCTTTTTTTAAACTTCAAGAGCTCTTCTAAACCAACCAAAGTAAAATTTTTCTAAATCGGGTTTTCTCGTTACTAAATCTGCATAATACTTTACACGATAAGCACGAACTCTATCTAACTCTACACCTTTCAAACCTGCTATTGTTTTTGGCCCCATTCCACCATCTACTTTTAAACCTGCTCCTTTAGCGTTTGCTGCTCTTTGTAATATTTTAACCGCTCTTCCTCTACCTTGATTCACACACATATCAAAATAAATATGTCTTAGTTCTTCTGACAAAGATTCTACTTTATTCTTATCCCAATAGTGTTCTTTGTAGATTTCTTTAGCACCATCTTTTGTTAAATTTTTTATGTCCACATCTGGATGTGACCTTTTTGCTATTCCAAAATTAGTTTCACCACCTGGGTCTTTCGGGTCATTTACATAACCACCCTCGTGATGTAATACTACTTCTATTATTTCATCAAAGTTTACTAACATGACTACCTCTTATCTTTATTTACTAAAAGCTTTTTTACCCCATATA